TTTTTAAAAAAGACGCACTATTTATAAGTGGTATTATATTTTATTAAGGAGTTAGTTAATGTCAATGCTTGAACAAGCCATCGTAGATGCAAAAGACCTTCGTGAGGTTGCAAAAGCAAACGCCGAAGCAGAGGTTCTTGAAAAATATTCATCACAAATCAAAGAAGCTGTCGACCGCCTTTTAGAGCAGGACGACGAAGAAGAAATGGAAGCAGGGGATCTTGGAGCCGAAGCGGAAGCGGAAGTTCTAGACCTTGATGGTGACGAAGAGACAAGCGAGATCGAAGACGATCTACCAATGTCTTATGAAGCCAAGCCGGCCGACGAAAAAGAAGAAGCCGAGCAAATGATTGACGACGTTTCTGACTCAATCGAACAAGCCCAAAACGTTCTTGATCAACTCGCCGTAAAAGTAGCGAAAATGGGCGAGGAAGATGGCGACGAAGAAATGGTCACTATCGACCTAGACAAACTTGAGGACTCCGGAGTAGAAATAGAAGACGGTGTTGGCGAGCCAGATGCTATAGCCGAAGAGATCGACATTTCCGAAGACGATCTTCTTGGCCTTATGGAAAAGCTTACCGTTGATACTTCAGCGCAAAAAGGTGGCTGGGCAGGACGTCCCGATAGTCAAATATTCTTTGAGCAGGAGCTTGAGTTGGCCCGAATGCATTCAACTGAGCTTGAAGAAGACAACGCCACATTTAAGAAGGCTGTCTTGGAACTCACCGAGAGCAAGAACAGTTTAGAAAAAGAACTAACAGAAAAAAACAATGTAATAAAGAATACAGCAGTATTGGTTGAGAGCTTGCAGAATAAGCTTTCAGAGTCTCATCTCGTAAACACAAAACTGTTTTATACAAACAAAGCCCTGATAGATAACTCCTTGAATGAGCGGCAAAAAAGTAAAATTGTCGAAACAATCAACCGGGCCGACACGACCGATAAGGTCAAAGCTGTGTTTGAAACTCTATGTGAAACGGTTTCGTCTGAACCTGCAAAGAATGCTGGTCCAGAAAACTTGACTGAAGCGCTAAAGGTTAGAACACTTGTGGCTCGCTCCGCAAAAAAACAAACAATAAGCGAGTCAAGCGACGTTCTTCGTATGAAGAGACTAGCAGGCATACTTTAATAAAAAAGGAGAAATTTTAAAATGTCAGTACTTAAGACACTCACAGAGGGCATCCAGCCCCGTGACCTTCACCAGGAGTCAAACGCACTACTTAATAAGTGGGAGCGAACAGGACTTCTTGAGGGTCTAAACACAGATGACAAGCGTCACCAGATGGCTCGTCTACTTGAAAACCAGGCCAAGGAGCTTCTTCGTGAATCATCCACAATGGCCGGCGCCGACGTTGAAGGTTTTGCAGCAGTTGCATTCCCTCTCGTTCGACGTGTATTCGCATCACTTGTTGCTCAGGACCTAGTTTCTGTTCAGCCGATGTCACTTCCTTCAGGTCTAATCTTCTTCATGGATTTCACCTTCTCAAACGAGACCGGCAATCGTCTTAGTAACGATGGCGGAGATTCAATCTACGGAGGCGGCCGAGTCGCTTCACAGATCACTGGAGGCGTTATCCTTACTGGGCGTGATGCCGAAGCCGGCCCTTACGCTCTAAACAGTGGCTACTCCTCACCGACTGGTACAATACCACTCGGAGGGGCGCTTACTGTTACTTCTGGTACTGTCGATGCAAATGGCGCATTTGAATCACTGAACGGAGATTTTGGCACAGGAATGACTCAGCTTCTAGCGGACCAGATCCTTCGCTATGACCCTGACCTCGTTTCAGGTTCAGCAGTTGCTATTGGTACGGTTGCAGCAGCAACTCTCCTAGCATCAGAGTTCAATCAAGACAATTTTGTTGCTTTGACACTCACTGGCGCCGCTCTCATCACTGACACAGAGCAGGTCCGACGCCTTACAACGATTAAGGACGTCTCTGGTACCGACTACGTGGCTTTTGTTTGGGCTTCAACGACAGGTTCTGTGACCGAGGCTATGGTCACCGAACTGGGTACCAACTTGGCTCTTGTTACGTCTGCCGATGCACCTCTAGCTGACAACTTTGATAGTTCCGGCATTGGATCCGTTGTAGGCGCTGCCGAATGGGGACTTGAGAACAACGCTGATATCCCTGAAATCGACATCAAGGTCGATTCCGTATCAGTCACCGCAGTCACCAAGAAGCTTAAGGCTAAGTGGACTCCGGAACTTGGTCAGGACCTCAACGCATACCACAACATGGATGCAGAGGTTGAGCTTACTTCAATCCTTTCAGAGCAGGTTGCTCTTGAGATTGACCGTGAGATCCTTGAAGACCTTGTCAAGGGATCAACTGCTGGTACATTCTACTGGTCACGCCGACCGGGTCGTTTCGTCGACCGTGAGACCGGTGCTGACATCTCAGCATCATCCAACGAGAGCCTTCTCGGAGCAGACTTCACTGGCAATGTTTCAGAGTGGTATGAGACTCTCATTGAGACAATCAATGACGTTTCCGCTCAGATCCACCGCAAGACACTTCGTGGCGGCGCCAACTTTATTGTTGTCTCCCCCGAAATGGCTAACCTTCTTGAGTTCACTGCCGGCTTCCGTGCTGCTGTAACTCACGATGATGACCGTGGATCCATTGGTGCTGTTCGTGTTGGTTCACTTTCCAAGAAGTTTGACGTTTATGTCGACCCTTACTTCCTACGCAATGTCGTACTAGTTGGTCGCAAGGGCGCTTCCTTCCTCGAAAGTGGCTACGTGTACGCTCCGTATGTCCCTCTCCAGGTGACTCCGACTATCTTCGGTGTCGAGGACTTCGTACCTCGTAAGGGTGTCATGACCCGATACGCCAAGAAGATGGTTCGTCCGGACATGTACGGTCTAGTTATCTGCAAGGACTTCCTTGGATAAGAACTAGTCTAAACTAGGATAAAAGAGGCCTCCGGTGGAAACACCGGGGGTTTTCTTTTGCCAAGAACTATTTATGATAGAGCACTTATAAGGAGAATACACGAATGTCTTTGCCTGTCCTAACACCCATTTCTCAAACATCAGCAATAATACTTCCGCAGACCGGGACAGCAACTGATGTAACCGCAGCTTTACCATACGGCATTTATTCGGCATCAGACTCCTTTCTAACAGGCGCCTCAGACCAAGTTGCCTATACATACAAAATGCTTGGCGGCGATGTTTTGGATATTGAGCTTACAGCCGGCAATGTTTATGCGGCTTATGAAGATGCTTGTATAGAATACTCTTATCTAGTCAATCTACATCAAAGCAAAAACTCTCTTTCTGATCTACTAGGATCCTCAACCGGCTCTTTTGACTCGGACGGCACAATAATAGGCGGCGACGCTTCCGGATCAGCAGCTGCTATAAAGTATACTCGCTTTTCATTTGAATACTCACGAAGAGTTGGCGATGCTGTCGGCACAGAAGTTCGTGTTGGCGGCTTGACTAACATTTACTCAGCCTCGATCGATGTTGAGGTCAATAAGCAAGATTACGATCTAGAAACCATCCTAAGAGCAGATCCGGTCCATTCATCAAGAGTAGGAACAGATAATAGAATTTTAGTTAGAAAAGTTTTTTATAAGACTCCACAAGCAATGTGGCGTTTTTATGGCTATTATGGCGGCCTAAACGCCGTTGGTAACTTGTCTAGTTATGGTCAGTTTGCCGATGACTCAACTTTCGAAGTTATTCCAACCTGGCAAAACAAAGCCCAGGCAATGGCTTTTGAGGACGCTATTTATACAAGAACAAGCGGCTTTTCATACCAACTAAGAAACAACCAACTTCGTATTTTCCCTTCCCCTACCATTGTTCAGCCCAAAAAGATGTGGATCGAGTATTCAGTAGATGAATCACCGCTTTCTTCATCTGTTGGTTATGTTGAGAAACAAATCAATGGTGTAAATAACCTAAACACCCTTCCATACGAAAATGTGCCTTATGCTTCTATTAACGCTATAGGCAAACATTGGATTCGGCGCTATGCTTTTGCTGTATCAAAAGGACAACTAGGAGAGATACGTTCTAAGTTCGCCACAGTGCCTATTCCTGGCGAGTCTGTGACCTTGAACGGCACTGCCCTAAAGGATGAGAGCAAGACAGAAAAGCAAGCCCTTAGAGACGAACTCAAGACCATTATGGACGAGTTGACTTATACCAAGCTTGCGCAAGATGATCAAACAAAGATTTCGGCAGTGGTTGAGACCTTCAAGGCTATTCCAATGCCGATCTATGCCGGCCCACAAGGTAGCGCATAATGGCAGACAACAAATGGTCTAGACCGGCTCAACCGCCTCCGCCACTCTTTTTCAACGAGAAAGAGCGAGATCTAGTAAAACAAGTAAATGATGAACTAATAGAAAGAGTAATAGGCCAAACAGTTGCTTATTACCCACTTTCCTTAGAGCATACAAACTATCATTCACTTTATGGGGAGGCAATCCAAAAATCTTTCCTTCCTCCGGTTAGAGTATACGCATTAGTCAACTTTGATGGCATCCAAACAGAAACATCAAACTACGGTTTAGACAAAACTGCCTCAATAACTGTAAACTTCCATAAAAGAAGGCTTACAGAAGACCAAGATCTTTATGTTAGAGAAGGCGATTTTGTGCTGTATGACGAGATCTTATACGAAATAACAACCCTTATGGAACCCAGGCTTCTATTTGGCCAAGCAGACAGACGATTTGAGATCTCAGCCAAGTGTTTGAGATCAAGAGAAGGATTATTCGATGGACAATAACGGATCAGAAATTTTAGTGCACATCCCGTTCGAACCCTCAACATTGGAAAACATTGACGAGGCTGTTTTTAACTTTGTCAATGAAGATCTAAACATTAGCACAAGAACAAACAAAGGGTTCAAGAAAGTTCCGGTTATTTGGCAAGGATCGGAACGAGCTTGGTATACAAAGAAAGATCCAAGAACAAATGACATTCTAAACTTTCCGATTATTACTGTTGCGAGAACCGGTTTATCAAAAGATCCTTCAAAAAAAGGAATCTTCCAAGGGAACGTTCCTGCCGACTCAAACGGAGCATCAATCCAAATCGCAAAAAGAATAATGCAAAATAAAACAGCAGATTTCTCCAACGCACTTGCGAAACAACAAACCGGGCAGTCAACGCAGAACAAAAGAAGAAAAAAGACAAAAACTGTTTATGACTTTATTGGTATACCGCAAGTGGTACACATCAACCCAACTTATGAAGTAACCCTTACCTCGTTATATACCCAGCAAATGAATGAAATGATTCAGCCTTTCATGGTTCGAACCGGAAACATAAACTATAAGGTAGTGGAAAACAACTTTCATCGATATGAAATGTTTATAGACTCAAACTATAACATTTCCGATAACTCAGCAAACCTAGGCGACGAACAAAGAAAATTGGAAGCAAAAATCTCTTTAAATTTAATTGCTTATTTATTTGGCCAGTATGTCAACGAAGAAAAGCCAAAAATAATAGTCAGGGAAAGCATTGTAGAGTATAAATTCCCAAAAGAAACAACAATTTTAACTTTGTAGGTGTTTTTAGAAAAGAAATAACTATTTAGTAGTGAACTATAATTATATAATTCAACTAAGGAGTTTTAAACAATGCCCGCAGACAAATTTAGATTTATTTCACCTGGAGTTCAAGTAGCAGAGATTGATCGTTCAGGAATCCCGGCCGAGGCACCCCCAATTGGCCCCGCAGTAATTGGTCGTGCCCCGTATGGACCATCAATGACCCCTGTTCGACTTGAGTCAACAGATGACCTTTATAGAATCTTTGGCGCTCCGTCGCCTGGAGGTAAAGGTGGAGATGTGTGGCGTGAAGGAAACTTTGCCGCCCCGACTTACGGAGCATTCGCCGCTGAAGCTTATCTTCGCAACAATAACCCAATAACATTTGTTCGGTTAGCAGGAGAGCAACATCCAGAATTTACTGTGGGATCCGGAGAAGCTGGTTGGACAGCCACTGAAGCTACTGGCGTATTCGTTGCCAATGTTGTTTCTGGTGCTACTATACAAACAACTGCTTCACTTGGCGCAGTATTTTACTTAACAGATGCAGATTCATCAATACAGCTTATAAGCACCACGAACGGCCAAACTACTCCGGTTGATACCGCTGGTACATTGGTCCAGAATGAGTCTTCTAACGCACTTGACCTTACATTTACGGCAATTGTCTCAGGATCGGGGTATGACACCGACGGCGTCACACTGACCCATCTTACTGCCACGTTCAATTTTGATCCAAACTCAGAAAAGTACATTCGTAAGGTATTCAATACCAACCCACACTATACGAATTCAGATCTCTATGCTGCCGACACAAGACTAAACTATTGGCTAGGAGAAACTTTCGAAAGTTCACTACAAGAGATTGTGTGTGGTGGCTCTCCTGGGTCTGGCGCCCCAACTGCACTTAGTGGTACCGGGAAAAACGCTTTTGCTTTCGTTGCCGGTATGTCCGGGCTGAGCAAAGACCTCTCAGACCGTGCAGCAGCAGCTGCCGTGGCAAAGAGCGGCCTAGTGTTCGCACAAGACCTCACTCAAGAAACTGGATCCTACCAGCCAGAAACCCAGCAGAAGCTGTTCCGCTTTGCCGCCACTGATATTCGAGGAGACTGGGACAACAGCAACATCAAGATATCAATTGCAAACGTAAAAGCAGCGGTCAACCCAACTGTCGACCCTTACGGCACTTTTGATGTTTTTGTGCGAGATGCTAGCGATACAGATAACGCCCTAAACCTCCTAGAGTCATTCACGGGCCTAAATCTAAATCCGGCATCACCAGACTATGTTGCTCGTCGAATTGGCGACAGGTACGTAAGCTGGAACACGACTGAAAAATACTACGAAGAGTATGGAACATACGCCAACGTTTCAAAATACATTCGTATGGAAATGAATGATGAAGTCGACAACGCTAGCGCTAACCCGGCAGTTCTTCCGTTTGGTTACTTTGGGCCAATAAGAACAGCGACTCAAACAGTCACAGGCACCGCCGGCGCTGGTTTGGCTATTCCTTCGGGCTCAATGTTTGCCGGCGCAACGCTTACAACCGGATCTCAATATTCCGGATTCAATTTCAGCGGCCCCATGTCGTCTAGTATCGAATTCCCTCGGATTTCACTTCGTGAGTCAGGCGCTTATGGCGTCTCAACACCGAAGAGCGCATTCTACGGCGCACGCACACAAGGCACATTCGCCAGACGTGATAATGGCTATAGTGATTATACCAGGCGCCTCTCTTCAGACATAGGGGATCCTTACGGCTCAGGAGGTACGCTAGCCGCCGGCCTAGAATACTCTTACATCTTCTCATTAGATGATGTTTCAGGTTCAGCCACAGTCCCTGTTTATGTTTCAGGCTCACGAGCAGATGCAACTTCATTCAGAGGAACAGGGAGTATCGATACTCTTCTTGATGCTAGTGTAAACTCATTCACGCTGCCGCTAGTTGGCGGAACAGACGGCTTGGACATTACAGAGCCAGAGCCTTTTGCAAACCGACTAATCAGCGGACAATCTGAACAAGACTCATATGAGCTATACTCAGTTCGTAAGGCAATCGACATGCTTAGAGACCCTGATGTGGTTGAGCACAATGTTGTAGCCGCACCGGGCTTGTCCGATCCTCTTGTAACTGACTACTTGGTTGATATGGCCGAGGAAAGAAGCGACACGTTGGCTATTATCGATATCGAAAACGATTACAAGCCTCGTTTTGAGCTAACTTCCGGCGATATAGGAACAAACAGAACTGCACTTCCTGATCCTAGCACTGCTGTACGTACTATGAAGACACGAGGTTTTGATAGTTCTTACGGCGCTGCTTACTACCCGGCAGTTCAGATAAGAGACCGAGGATCAAACACTGTGTTGTATGTTCCTGCGACAGTGGCAGCAATGTCAGCGTTTGGTTACACAGAAAGAGTTGCGGAGCCTTGGTTCGCACCAGCTGGCTTTAACCGTGGCGGCCTCTCAGATGGCTCAACCGGTATTGTAGCAACTGGCGTTTCTAAGCGACTATCCTCAAAGGAGAGAGACGACTTATACGGCGTAAACGTTAACCCGATTGCGCAGTTCCCACAAGAAGGAATCGTTATCTTCGGACAGAAAACACTTCAGGCTAGTGCTTCTGCGCTTGACCGAGTCAATGTTCGTCGGCTTCTTATTTTCCTCAAGAAGGAAATTTCAAGAATCGCAAGTACAACTTTATTCCAGCCGAATGTTCGTGACACTTGGGCTCAGTTCCTTCTTAGGGCACGGCCGCTCTTGAATGATGTCAAGGCTAAGTTTGGCTTAGAAGATTATAGACTCATTCTTGATGAGACAACAACAACACCTGATCTAATTGATCGGAACATACTGTATGCAAAAGTGCTCCTCAAGCCGACCAGGACAGTTGAGTTTATTGCAATCGACTTCGAAATTTTCCGCTCCGGCGCAAGTTTTGATAGCTAAGACTATTTAAGATAAAGGAGAAATAATAAATGGCATTTTGGAGCAGCAGCACAGAGACCGAACCCCGTCGTAATTTTAAGTTTTTACTTCGTGTAAATAATCTAGATACTTGGGTAGTGAAAGGAGTTAACCTTCCAACGATAACAGTTGGCGAAGCAACACATCATTTCTTAAATCACAGGTTTTATTTTCCTGGAACTATAGAATACAACACTATTTCCTTTACTGTGGTCGACGCCATCAATGAATCGACTTCACAGACAATTATTAAAAGCTTTGTTAGTTCAGGATATAAGGTTCCCGATGGCCAAACGCCCGCCGCTACATCATTACTAACCAAAAGAGGGTCCGTTGGGGCATTAGGAGAAGTAACGATTGAGCAGCTAGGGTCTGGTGAGGATGGTGAAAAAAATAAAATAGGGTTTACCCTTCAAAATGCTTGGGTGAAAAACATTGAATTCCCTCAGTCTTTGTCTTACGATAATGAAGATTTAAGTGAAATTAAAGTTGAACTTCGTTACGACTTTTTCAACTTCCTTGACGGCGCCGACCCAATTACTGGCTTCGGCGGCTCATAAAAAGTTTATTAACCTCATAGGAGTATAATGAGAAATAACCAAGACCGTTTGGGGGCTCCCGAAGTCCCCCAGACATCCCCGGAACCAGCACCTGCAATGGCCCAGCAGGGTGCTGATTTTTCTTTTGTGGCCGCAAATGACATTGTTGAGCTTCCATCAAATGGTGAGTTCTATCCAGAGGGTCATCCTCTTCGAAAGAACCCAACAATAGAAGTAAGACAAATGACCGCTAAGGAGGAAGACATTCTTCTAAACCAATCATACCTAAAGCAAGGCGTTGTTGTTGAAAAGCTTTTACGCTCTTTGATGGTAACAAAAGACTTTGACTTAGACGACCTTTTGATTGGAGACAAGAATGCGATCTTGACCCAAGTACGAAGATCTGCTTATGGTGATGAATACCCAGTTGAGGCAGTTTGCCGCTCTTGTATGAAAAAAACCGAAGTAACTTTTGACTTGGAGGAATGTGTTCGCAACAAGCCTCTAACTTTATCCGAAGGTATTGAGGCAACAGGGAAAGGAACATTTACCTTTACAGCACCAAAGACAAAAGCCAAAGTTGAGATACGCTTTCTAACAGGCAAGGACGAAAAAGCCTTAGCCGACAAGGAAAAGAAATATAAAAAGCATAACGTTGACTTTTCAGCCGGCCTAGAAACTTACAGGCTCGTTATTGTTTCTGTAAATGACAATCCGGACTTAGTTGGATCTTATGTAGAAAACATGCCTCTTCGGGACGCCAAAAAGCTCAAACAGGTAATGAAAGACATTCAGCCAGGGGTTGAGATGAAGGGCGACTTTACTTGTCCTTCCTGCGATACGGAGGTTGAAATGGATCTACCAATCAACTTTCGCTTCCTTTGGCCTGACATCTAGTTACCAAGAAGCAATCTACGAAGAGTTGTTTGCCCTAAAATACCATGGCGGCTTTTCTTTGTTCGAATCTTATTCAATTCCAGTCGGCCTTAGAAAATGGTTTATTCAAAGATTGATTAAACAAAAGGAAGACGAAAAAGAAGCAACGGAGAAAGCTAGAAAAAGCAACAAATAACAAAACCCGCTTTATGGCGGGTTTTCTTTTATAAACTATTTACTGTGTTAGGAGGAATATTATGTCTGAACAAGAAGAAACAAGCGAAGAGCTAATATTAGATTTTTCGAAAATAGATGAAGGTCCAATCGTAAGACAAAGAGAGAAACTTAAAAGGGCTCTAATGCAGTTCTTGGGTTTTGATGATTACTTTAGGTTATTTCCACAGGTTGGTAAGATAAGAGGCACCTCATCACAAGTTTCTTCTTTCCGCAATGCCGCCATAGGGGAGAAGCAATACATGAAAGCTGTTGAAAAACACGGCCTAAATAACCCAAAGACTTTTTCCTCTAAGTCAAGATTAAACACAGCAATAAGAAACTTTGAGCGTGAAACCGGGATGAAGTGGCCGATCCAATAAGGTATTTATGAATGACTGAGGAGAACAACAATTTAACCAGAGAAGCGATTGAGCTTAATGAGAAAAGAGCTGTATCTCTTAAAAAGCTGGCTGATCTTAAGGAGCAGCTGCAAAAAGCAGATGGGGGAGAGAAGATCCTCTTGCAGTCTAGACTTGAGCTACAAGAGGCTATTAATAACTCTGATCTAGAAAGAATTAAAACAGCAACTAATTTTATTGCAAAGCTTGAAGCGATAAAGAGCGCCCAAGAAGAACTAAATAAAACTCTTGAAGCCGCAACAGCCCTTGGCAAAAGCTTTGGCGATTCAATTTTTGGTTTAGACAGCAAACTTCTCAACGCTGTCAAATCTGCTGGCGGCCTCACGGAAGCTTTTAATGCTTTTGCGGCTGGGATGGAAGAAGCTTCAAAGCAAAGTAATGCATTAGATGTTGGGCTAGACAGCACTCTCACAGGGTTCAGCAGACTAGGAAAGGGAACTCTCGCCGCAGTTTCTGCCCTTGATAGCGCCGGTGCTTCTTTCGTTCAGAGCACAGGGGCTTCTCGTGACTTTGCAACAGCAGCATTTAAGACTAGAGATTCCTTGGGCCTTATGGGCATCAGTGGAGCCGAAGCCGTTGGGGTAATGGGAGACCTTTACTCAAACTTTAGTGAATTCACCGAACTATCCGAAGGCTCACAGCAAGGCTTTATAGAGTTATCTGCGCAAATAGAGAAACTTGGTGGCGACGCCGCAGGTATGGCACAGACATTTACAAAAGTCGCAGGAATGTCATTAGCTGAAACAGAAACGGCAATGAGAGAAGTCGCCGGCGCAGCAGATGCTCTTGGTATACCTTTTAGTCAAGTGTCGGCTGACCTTGTCGGAATGGGCGAGTTGTTTGCAAAGATGGGTGATAGCGCACTTGACGTCTTCTTGGAACTACAAGCAGCTGCAAAAGCAACCGGAATGTCCGTTCAGAGCCTTTATAACATTGTGGGCCAATACGATACCTTTGAGGCTTCATCACAAGCAGCCGGACGCCTAAACATGGTCTTAGGCGGTAACTTGCTTGATACGTATTCTCTTTTGAATGCCACAGAAGAAGAAAGAATAGAACTATTACAAAGAGCAATGGAACAGTCTTCAATGACTTTTGACGAAATGGATCGATTCCAGAAATTAGAAGTTTCAGCTGCTCTTGGTATTTCTTTAGAAGAAGCAGCACAACTATTTGGAGCAACTCGTGAAGAAGTGCACGAAACAGCCGCACAACTAATGTATGCCGGGATGACTCAAGAAGAATTAGCTGATAGGACAAGAGATGCTTCAACCGCAATGGATAAGTTTAAGGTTCTTATGGGCAACTTGGCAATTTTAGTTGGACCTATTGTGGAAGGCATAAATAAGATGATTGATTTGCTTGTTGATCTTACAGAAGGGTGGGGAGCGACCGGACTGGCAATTGCCGTTGTGGGCGCCGGCATTGTAGCAGCCTTTGCAAAAGCAGGCATTGCCGGCTTCTTCTTCGGCATTAAAATGAAAGCAGCTGCCGCAGTCGCCGGAGAATCGGGCGTGAAAATGGCCGCCGGCGTAAACTCTGTAGGCAAAGCTGCGACTAAAAGCGCTGGCGGGATCCTGGCACTCGGAGGAGCAATACTTATGGTCGGTGCAGGCATTGGTTTGGCTGCTTGGGGGATGTCGACATTAGTTGCGGCGTTCAATGGTTTAAATGGTGCACAGATCGTCGGTGCTGTTGCTGCAATTGTGCTGCTTGGTCTTACAATTGCTGGCCTAGGCTATATAATGGCGACCGCAGGTGCGCCCGCAATTGCCGGGTTCTTGGCATTTGGCGTCGCTATGCTTATGGTCGGTGCAGGCGCTTACGTCGCTGCTTTGGGAATGTCAAAACTGGTTGCGACCTTTGCAGGGATGGATGCAGGAAACATTTTGGCAATAGGAGAAAGTTTGCTTAAAGTGTCCCTAGGGGCGCTAGCCCTCGCAGCAGCTGTAGCAGTTCTAGCTATACCCGGATCCGGATTCGGGATTAGAAAGTTAGGAAAAATGTTTGAGAAGGTTAGAGAGCAGATAGATCTATTGGATGTTGAAAAAGTATCGTCCTTTGCCACAGTCCTTTCTTCTATGGCGCAACTAGCATCAATGTCCTTAACAGATACGGGAGTACCTGAATATATAGCTGCTATTGGTAAAGCTTTAGATGAACTTCCCGAAAGCACAGAAAAAACGGTTGCTTTCCGGACAACAGCAGACTCGTTGGCCAACCTAATGCAGATTGCCTCAGCCGTCGAAGCTGAACAAGTAGCAAGAATAGAGACGATTATTGGCGCCGTCTCAAACGCTGAAGGCGCTGAAAGCACTAACCAGCTGGTTGCAGCAATTAGCAGACTGCTCAACAGGCAAGCCAACAATGAAGGAACAACAAACACAATAGAGCTTGACGGACGAGTATTGGCTAGGTGGATTGACAGGCATGATACAACACGGTTCAGGGCCGCAATCGGAGACTAGGAGAAACAAATGGCAGATTACATATCCAATTATGCAAACGGAAAGAATTATTATTTTATTTTCTATTCTGTAGTTTCCGGTGATACGGTTGAATTCCCAGCTTTGTTAACTCAACTAGACGATAAGTTTTCTCCGACTTGGAACTCTCAAAAAGTCTTTGGTCGACAAGATCCGATCTTAACTTTTCAAGGAACTGAAAGAACAATGGATGTTGCTTTTGATGTTCCTTCCGCAAATGAGAATCAAGCAAGAACAAATTTAATTGCTTTGAATAGACTAATTAACTTTCTCTATCCAGGCTTTAGTGGAGCAGGATCCGCAAATACAATCTCGGCGTCACCCTTGTTTCGAATAAAGTTTGCAAACCTAATCTATGATCAATCAAAAGGAGTTCCCGGTGACAGCCCAGAATCTGGATTGGTTTGCGGTATAAACAACTTTTCCCATAGTTTTAAATTTGATGGGTCTGCCGGTTGGGTTGATGAAGTTGGTTCGGCAATCCCTGCT